TAGATTCTAAATAACTGCAGCTCAATCTTTCTTTGTTAAGTATCTAAAAGAGAATTATATTCGTATGTACGGGTTATCCCTATCAATAGATGAATATAGACCATCCAGATTGATTGGCTCTAAAGAAGAACGTATCTTAGCAACATTAGAACCTAAGTATGCTAACAGACAAATGTGGCATTATCAAGGTGGTAATTGCCAGACTCTAGAAGAAGAATTGTTATTCCATAATCCTTCTCACGATGACTGTAAAGATGCTTTAGCTTCTGCTGTTGACTTTGCAGTTCAACCTCTAAACATATTTAAACTTCAAAAAGAAAGCACTAATGTATTTCAGTATCACGGTAGGTTTGGTGGCGTCTTATGACGGGTAAAGTATTAGAATTACATAATGTAATTAACCCAGATTTATTAGCCACACGTTTAACGGAGAAATGGATTGAATGGGAAACTCTTCGCCAAGTTAAGAAGAATGATTGGGAAGAAGTTCGTAGATATGTGTATGCTACCGATACTACACAAACTACTAATAATCAGTTGCCGTGGAAGAACAAAACCACACTTCCGAAGATATGTCAGATTAGAGATAATCTATATGCTAACTATACTGCAACATTATTCCCGCAACGAAAATGGTTGAATTGGGAAGCTAATGAAAAGGACGCTAACTCAGCCAGAAAGCGAGATGCAATTACTAATTACATGGCTTGGTGCATAGATCAAGAAGAGTTTAAGCATGAAATAGATAAATGTATCCTAGATTATATTGATTTTGGTAATTGCTTTGCTACAGTAGAATGGAGAGATAATCGTATCCTTCGAGAAGATAATTCTATTAAGGTTGGTTTCGTAGGTCCGACTGTAAAGAGAGTTTCTCCCCTTGATATTGTAATGAATCCTACTGCAGAAACCTTTAAGAAGTCTCCTAAGTTCATCAGATCTATTGTTAGTATGGGAGAATTAAGAGCTTACTTTGACCAGATCAGTACAGATGAAAATAGGGAGACTTACGAAAATCTTTTTGAATACCTCAAGAACATCAGGTATATGGCGAGGACCTTTCAAGGTGATTGGATACAACGCGATCGTCTGTACCAAATGGATGGGTTCAGTTCATTTAGGGCGTATTTACTTTCTGACTTTGTTGAGATCATTACCTTCTACGGAGACTGGTATGACTACCTTAATGATACATTCCAAAAGAATCGGGTTATTACAGTCGTTGATCGTCACAGGTTGGTAAACGATGTTCCTAATCCTTCCTTTTTTGACACTCCTCCTATATTTCATGCTACTTGGAGGAAGAGGCAAGATAATCTCTGGGGAATGGGTCCTTTGGATAATCTTGTTGGCATGCAGTATCGTCTCGATCATATCGAGAATATGCGAGCCGATGTTGTGGACCTCTGTACCTATCCCGTTCAAAAAGTTAAAGGATTTGTCGAAGACTTCATCTGGCAACCAGGTGAAAAGATCTTCGTCTCGGAAGAAGGAGACGTAGAGCTAGTATCTCCTGAGGTTAATGTCTTAAACTGTAACTTTGAGCTACAACAGCTCATGGCCACCATGGAAGAAATGGCAGGTGCGCCTAAGGAAGCAGTAGGCTTTAGAACTCCAGGCGAGAAGACTAAATATGAAGTTCAGAGATTAGAGAACGCTGCTGCTCGTGTCTTCCAGAATAAGATTAAACAATTTGAATTCTACATAGAATCTATTCTAAATGCCATGTTGGAAATGGCACGTAGGAACCTAACAGGTGTCACCATCATCAAAGTCGTAGACGAAGATGAGATGGCAACCTTCCAAGAATTAACAGTAGAAGACATTACTGGTATTGGTAGGATTAAACCTGTAGGTGCCAGACACTTTGCTGAACAGGCAGAATTAGTCCAGAACCTAACTAACTTAACTGGATCGAATCTCTGGCCGTTAGTTCAGCCTCATTTCTCTGGGATAAGAACTGCTAAAGTCTTAGAGTCTATATTTAACTTAGAAGACCTACAGATAATTATGCCCTTCGTGGCTCTTTCTGAACAGGCTGAGGGACAACTCTTAGCTCAGAAACACATGCAACAAGTTCAAATGGCTGCTAATACCCCCACAGGTTTTAATGGAGACTTTGACATGGAAGCTCTAAATAAACCTATGAAACCTCAAGCTCCATTTGAATTAAAGAGAGCTCCATCTGCTAATGCAGAACCAGGAGGTATGTTAGCTACACAATGAATTATACGGATTTCAGAGACCGTCTGAGAGACGAGATAAATAAGAAACTTGCCTCTTTGGATTATTCAGAATGCACTCTAGACGCATACGATAAATCTAATTGGAAGTATCGACAGGCGCACAAGAATGGATATCGTTCTTGTTGTCGCCAATTCTTAAAATTAATAGATATCATTGACCACGAGGAACAGAATGACCGAAAATCTGATAGACCCCCAACAGTCCCCACCGGAGGAGCCGGAACTAGACCAGAACAAGAAATACTATGAAGAGTACGTTGGCCCTGGGAAGAAATTCTCAGACAACGAATCTCTTGCAAGAGGAAAGGCGTATTCCGACGCATATGTAAAAATCCTAGAGAGACGCATGGATGAGATGCGTACAGATTACCTTCAGATGCGTGACGAGAATATGGCTAAGGCTAAGCTGGAAGAACTTCTAGACCAAATACAGAAGAAGCAAACTTCAAGTAACACTAACACCCAAAGCGAACGAAGTCAGGATAAGCCAGAACTTGATCTTACTAAAGTTGAATCTCTAATTTCTGAGAAACTCAGATTAGCTGAAGTTAATAAGAAAGAATCAGAGAACTTTAACTTAGTTAAGAACAAACTTAAGGAACGTTTTGGTACAAGATACCAAGATATTCTATCGAAACAGATCGATGATTTAGGATTGACAGTAGATGAGGCCAATGCTTGGGCCAAGAAATCTCCTGAGGCCTTCTTTAGGATGATGAAGATTGAAGACTTAAAGCAGAATACTCAGAACATATTGCCAAATACCAATGTTAGAAGTGACAGCTTCAAACCTCAAGGAGAGAAGGTAAGGCGTATGTCCTACTATCAAGAATTAAAGAAAACCAATCCTAAACTCTATTACGATCGTAACATTAACATTCAGATGCAGAAGGACGCTATCGAACAAGGAGAATCGTTCTTCGACACTGATTAAAACGAAAAGGATTGACTCATGGCAGGCTTTATGGATGCCAATACAGCCAATCTAATACGCACTAATCTATGGTCTCGTCAGATCAAAGAGTTGCTATTAGACGAGCTGCATGCTATGAAGTTTGTCCGTATTATCTCTGACTTCCCAGATGGCTATACGCTTAATATTCCATCGATTGGTGAGGCTGAAGTTGCTGACTTTACAGAAGGTCAGGCTATTAAGTATAATGCGATGGATACAGGTAATTTTACCTTCTCCTTCGATCAATACAAATATTCAGCTAATGCTATATCAGAGAAGTTCAAGCGAGATAGTTTCTATTCGCAAGATGTTATCGCGGCCTTTGTGCCACGTCAACATCGTGCTCTAATGGAAGCTGTCGAGACTCGTATTCTCGCTCAGGCTAATGCAGGACAAACCGTAAACTCTCTAAATACTATTAACCTCGCCTCACATAGGTGGGTGGCGGGTGGTACCAATGGTGCCATTACTTTCACTGATTTTGCTAAGGCTCGTTATGCTCTAACTAAAGCTAATGTTCCCTTAGTTAATCTGTGTGCTATTATGGACCCATCTACAGCCTTCACTCTGGAAACTCAGGCTAACGTAGTTAACCTGTTGTCTCCACAGAGAACTTGGAATGATATTCCTAATGAAGGCCTTGTGACTGGTTTTAAGTTCCGATTTAACATCTATGGTTTTGATGTGTATGAATCGAACTATCTACCAGTTCCCGCAGATACGTCCATCAACTCAGTTACTGTTCCTACTGGTCCAGTGGCTAACTTCTTTTTCTCGGCTGCGCCGGGAGATACGTTGCCATGGATTGGAGCTTTCCGTCAGATGCCTACTGTCTACTCGGAGTTCAATAAAGATCTCCAGCAAGAAGAGTATATGACGGTTGCGCAGTATGGCTTTAAGCTATATCGTCCTGAGAATATGGTTACCGTCATCACTAGCACATCTGCTGTGCCGGCATAATAGGGAGGTAATTATATGACACAAGGAACATGGTTTAATAATGATGGTCTATACCTTCAGTATGGTACGCAG